GTAAAAGCCGACGTCGTCGGTCCAAGCGGCGGTCTGCGCCTCGGTGGCGTTGACGAGCTGGGAGGCGACTTCCGCACCGGCAGCGTCAAGGAGCTGGCAGTCGGCAACGGCGGGACCGTTCACGTAATTTATGTACCTCGGGAAAAACTTAACGGCAGTCTTGGTGCCGGTAGCAGTCCACACGCTCACGGGTTGAATGGCGATTTCGTTATTCATAGGTCAAAGGTTAGGTTAGATAGCAGGAGGGAAGCGGGAAGTTGAGGCGATTGCCTTTGCGGATATTCCAGTACTTCGGCAAAAGCTGAAGGTTCTCGGCGCAATGGCTTCCGCCCTTTGAAAGCGGATGGATGTGGTCTACCTCAAACGCGATGCCAAGACATTTACCGACTCGATCCGCCATCTCGTAAAATCCGGCAACAAATCGCAGCGAGATCGTCGCGGCGCGCTTCAAGGAAATGCGCTTCATTGCAGCAGCTCGCACACGGTCTGGATGCATCTTGGCGTAGCGGCGACTCCTCTCCTTCAGATACTCCTTGTGCTTAATTCGCCAAGCTAGCGCCGAAGCCTTATCCTTTTCCAAGTTTGCTGATCTCCATTTACGGGTGATCTGGCGCACCTTGTCCTTGTTAGACCTCTGCCAAGCTAACCCGTTTTTGAGATGCTGCTCCTTGTGCTCGGAATACCACTCCGCGCCCTTGGCCTGCTCATAGGCGCGATAATGATCCAACTGCTCCTTGGTCACCCATCGCTCGCTTTTTGCGGCATCGCTGCGGTACTGCCAGAAGTACTTGCCTAGTTCCTCATTGAACTCACCGCGTCGCCAACGCCGCGCCGCTGAGACCTTCTGGTCCCAGACGGAAACGGGGGAGATGGCGATGACGGTATTCATAGGGAAAGATTAGAGGGCGACGGCGGGAATCTTGTAAGAGGTTCCGGTGGAGTCCTTGATGACGATGTATCCGGTAGCGGTAGGCGCTCCGGCGACGTAGGCGTTGCCGACTTGCAAGGTGCCCGCAATGGTGGTGTTGCCGGACGTGTCAATGGTCAGACGGTCCGCCGAGCCAAGCGCACCAGTTCCAATCTTGAATTTGTCCGAATCCGAGTTGTCGATGCCCACCGACCACCGCTGCACGCCAGTCAGGAGGAACGCCGTGACGGCATCTCCCGTGCCAGCCTGCTCGATGGTGACACCATTGCCAACATCTACCGCGCTGCTCTCGTAAACGTGGAATCGGGAGTCGGCAGCAGTAACGGCACCAATCTTGCCCGTTCCACTTACTAGCAAATTCCCGCCACCATAGATAGCCCCCGCCACCCCCACGCCCCCGCTCACCACCAGCGCACCGCTGGAGGTGGAGGTGGAGGCGGTGGTGGCCGCAACCTTAACCGTGGTAGCAAGGGTCTTGAATTCCACCGTGCCAGCCAAATTGGGGAACGTAAGCCAAGAACCCGCCCCATTTCTAATATCAAAAACGGCGCTGCCAGCCGTATTACGGAGCACCCACGATCCATAACCGACATTATGGATGGTGAAGTCCTCGCCGTACATACTGAGTGCGCCGCCGATATTTGCCGCGCCCCCCACCCCCAGCCCGCCGCTCGTCCCGCTGCCCACCACCAGAGCGCCGGAGGAGGTGGAGGTGGAGGCGGTGGTGCCGGAGACAGTAACCGCTTTAGCCGTGATCCCGTTGGAGTCGATCAACAAACGGTCGGCAGTAACACCATTAGGACGCAACGAGAGAGTCGTGCCGTCAATAGTCATCGCGGCCCGAGTGCCGGAGCTGTCGGAATAGGCACCAATCACGCCGCCGCCGCTGTAATAGCTGTAAAGTCCAGCCGCAGACTCAAACGCTGAAAGCGTACCACCGGCGTAAACATAACCACTAGAAGCCGCCTTTCCGCTCACCGTCAGCGTCCCGCCCACCGTGGCGTTGCTTCCGCTCACCGTGACAGCGTTGCTCCAGGATGCCGTGCTGCCGTTCGTCGTGAGCAGGCGTCCGCTGTTGCTGGTCTGGCTCGGCAGCCCCGCGACCGGCTGCGCGCCCCAGCTGACGGTGCCGCTGCCGTCCGTGAGCAGCATATACTGCGTTGAGCCGGCTTGATCGGGCAGCAGCGCGTTCAGCGCCGCGACGCGCGTCGTCTGGCCCGTGCCGCCTTGGTTGATCTGCGCCACGCCGGCGAGCGAGCCGAAGTCGCCCACGCCTCCCGCGCCGCCACCGCCCCGGCTGGCGAGCGTCTGCCATTGATTGCTGTTCTTGCTCGGCTTCTCAGTCACGCCATCGACGGCGGCGATGTAGCTCGAGCCCAGCCACGACACGACGTCGAGGCGGTTGTAGACCTCGCCATCGATGAACGTGCCGCGGGGATTCAGCGAGGCGCCCGCCGCGCCGGCCGGCCCAGGGATCAGCTGAAGCTTCTTGGCCTCCTCCTTTGCCGCGAACTCGACCCGCTCTAGCTGCTGGCCGAACTGCGTCACGAGCGAGCCCAGCTGCGATTGCAGCGCCACGATCTCCGAGCGCAGCGCCTCCGCGTCAGCGCCCGCCTTGGCGGCGTTGGTCTCGTCGGCCTTCTTGAGCTCGAGCGCGATCACGCCCACTTGCTCGTCGACCGCCTTCCGCATCTCCTCCACGCGAGCGGAGAGCGCGCCCAGGTTGTTATCGAGGACGTGAAATTGCAGCGCCTTGATGCCGGAAAGCGCCGCGGAGAGCGCGTTCGTCGCAGCCTCGAGCGGCTTCGCGTGCGTCGAGAACTCGCCCTCCAGCTTCTCGGTGCGCGTCTTCACCTCGCCGAGCGTCTCGGCAAGGAGGATCAGTTCGTCGGAGTAGATGCTTTCAAGTTGGCTGCTCATTGGGAGAGTTTCTTTTCGATGGCGGCGATGCGAGCCTCTAGTGCTGCGGCGTCAAGAGAGCGTAAACCGTCAAGGCTCGCGGCGAGCGCCTTGTCGGCGGCGGTGAGCGCGAGCGATTGCGTGGCGAACTGCTGCTCCATTCGGTCAAGCCGCGCGACCAGGTCGCCGGCCATTTGCGCGAGTGCGAGGAGTTGGTCGGTGGTGGTCACGTGAGATAAGGATCCGGCGCGAGGATCACCGCGGGGTCGAGGCCCAGCTGCTGGCACATCCCGATGATGGTCGGATTCGTGTTCCAAAACCACGCGAAGTTGTTCCAGAGATAAGCCTGATCCTCCGGCAAACCGTTGGTCAGGGTGATGAGATCGTTAAGCTTCCCGGCAGCCAGCACCCGGCTAACGATGGTGTCCTTGCTGACGCGATATGGTTCGACATAAAGCGCGGGATTCCAGCCGCCAGCCAGCAATTCGTTCCACTTCTCATTCGATACGGTTTCCCAATTCGGCAGCAGGACGGGTCGCGTGTCGAATGTGTATTGATCGCTCGTTAGATTGATCTGTGGCATAGCTTAGAAATGGGTGATGATGATGCAGCGTCCGGCTCCGCCAACGCCTCCGGCTCCGCCTGTGGCAGATGAAACACCACCGCCGCCGCCGCCCCCGCCGGGGAATCCTCCATTACCTCCCGCACCAGCAGTTCCTCCGCTGGTGTGCGTGCCTCCGCTGCCACCGCCTGCGCCGCAGGCATAGGTTGTTCCAGCATCGGCTCCATTTCCGCCCGCACCACCCGTGCCATTGGTACCAGCGGTTCCGCCGCCAGACGAACTGACATCGACGTTAGATGTGTAGCGGCCTGAAGCTCCACCAACTCGGGAGCCAGTAGAACTACCTACTGCATTAAGTCCTGATCCGGGTGCACCACCACCCGCCCCGTACATCGAACTTCCACCGTGTCCGGTGGTGTTTTCGTTACGAGAGCCGCCGCCTCCACCGCCGCCCCATTCACCAGCACCAGCAGGCGATACGTCCACGCCAGCGCGTGCGCCTTGTCCGCCAATTGCGTACTGGATTGCGCTGGTGGCTGGCAATCCACCTGTAGTTCCGCCCGTTGCGCCTGCACCCGCCGTGCCTCCACCGGAGCCACCTGTAACATTGGTTGCTACTAACCCACCGCCGCCACCGCCGCCACCACCTCCCATCGTAAGGATGCCGGAAGTCGGGGGGTTGGTGTTATTAGTTGCTACGGTGGTGTTACCACCCGCTCCTCCCGCTGTTCCGTTGGCAGACGCTCCTCCTGCGCCCGAAGTGCCAGCAGCGCCTACGATGACGTAAAGCGATGATGGCAACGCATCGGCTTCATAAACCAACTTGGCACACGCTGCGCCGCCACCCCCGCCTCCTCCTAGGCGAGCACTTCCCGCCGTACTGCCCACGCCACCACCGCCACCGCCGCCGCCACCAACTGCGATGATCGTGACAGATTTCGCTCCAGATGGCTTGCTCCAAGTGATGACTGTTCCCGTGCTGGTGTATGTGTCGACCTGGGCGGAAGTCCCACCGCCGCTGACCGTCGCCCAAGTCGGAGCCGCGCCCGCGCCCTGCGTCTTTAGATAGTTTCCCGATGTTCCGGCCGGCAGACGCGCCCACGAGGTCGAGTCGCGATAGAGGATGTCGCCGTAGGTCGCGCTCGCGATGTCCAGCTGGTCGAGCGTCGGCCGCGCGTGGACGTGATCGACGCGAGCCGCGGTGATCGAGACGCCGGGAGTCGCAGAGACGCCCAGCGCCGCCGGAGCGGTCGAGTCGAAAAGCTGCCGATTCCGCCAGACGGTGGTCGAGGAATCGTAAGAGAGAAAATCCTGGTTCGCGACCGTGGTCACGAGGACGTCGTGCAGTTCCTCGAGCTCGAATCCGTTGAGAATGTCGACGTAGATGATGCCATCGGCGACGCCGGCCTTCTTGATCACGTAGCCGATACGCACCGAGTGATTCGGCTGCGTCGGCCGCGTGTTGACGAGTCCGCCTGGAGTCGTGGCCGAAAGCCAGAGCGTGTCGCCCTCGTTAAAGGAGTTAGTGTTGATGCCGCGCAGCAGGCCGCTCGTGATGATGAAGCCGGACGAGTTGTTCCCGATGGTCTGCGCGACGAGCCCCAGCGTGCTCGCCGAGTTGGCGTCGTTGGTCCCGAGCGCCAGCGCAGCCTCAAGGCGCGTGCCCGAGGATCCGTTCTGCTTCACGACCTGGCCCTTGGTGAACGGCGAGCCGCTCTGGTTGTAGACTTCGATATGCGCGTCGACGCCGAGCAGCGCATTGACGCTCGAGTTGAGCCCGATCTCGATGGCGCCCTCGGTCGCGTTCCAGACGGCCTTCGCGGTGGTCACGCTCGCCGTGCTCGAGGTGTTGAGCGCGAAGTAGTCGACCTGGGTGATCGTGTTCGTCGCGCCGAAGACCGAATCCACCGGGAAGTCGATCGGGTCGCTGCCGCCGGTCTGATGCGTCGAGGCGTGCGCGGTCGGCGTGCGCGAATCGGACAAGCGCGAGTCGTTCGCCTGCACCGCCTTCAGCGCTGCGCTTTCGCCCGAGGTCGCGAACGTGACGACGCCCGAGGCGCTGGTGCTCGCCGGCTGCTTGATGTTCGCAAAGGCAGCCGTGATCGACGCGACGTCGGTCAGGTTATTCGCGCCGAGCATATCGCCGCCGCCGGGGATCGATTCCCAGCTGGGCGTTGCGCCGTCAGTCTTAAGGAACTTGCCCGCGTTGCCCGTCTGCGAAGGCAGCGAGTCGCCGCCGCCTCCACCGCCGCCACCGCCTGCACCACGCGCCGCGATGACCGCCCACTTCGCGCCAGCGGTGGCGATATTCTTCCGGCCCGGCGTGTCGTTCGTGTCCTCAAGCGCGAGGTAAGTCGAGCCGTACCACGAGAAGAGATCGCCACGCTGCGCGACCATCCCCTCTTTCCATTGCCCGCGATACGAGTCGATCAGCGTCGGCGCCGCGGCCAGTTCCTGCTTCGGCAGCGCCGCGTTCACCGCGTGCTGGATCTCGATGACAAGCCCGCGCTCAAGCTTCGTGATGCGCTCCTTAGCGGCCTCCGTCAGCGTGCCTAGGATGCGCGACTCGATCTGCTCCGCGGTCAGCCCGATTTGCTTCTCGGCCTCGGTGAACTGCGCTTGAGCAAGACCAACGATCTCAGCGCGGACGGCTTCGAGCTTCGTCTGCGACTCGGTGAGCGCGGCGCGGCAGCGGCCTTCGAGGTCTTCGTTGTATTTGGCATAGGCGTCCGAGACGAGCCCAGGCACCGCCTCGGTCAGCTTGGACTCAAGCTCCTTGCGGATCTCCGGCACCGTCTTGCCGATGCGCTCGAGCAGTTCGTCGAGCGTCTTGTCGTGCTCGACCAGCAGCTGCGCGAACTCCTCAGCCCGCTGGCCCAGCTGCTCGTTGCTCGTGATAATGGCGTCGAGAACGCTATGCATTGTCAATGGGTGCGGAGGCTTTTGATCTTGGCGCGGCGATCAGTCACGCTCGCGAAGAGCGCGGTCAGCTTGTTCTCGGCGTCGGCCTTCTCGGCGAGCATCTTGCGCGCGTCGGAGAGCGTGACGATCGGAGCGGGAGGCGGCGGCGCCACGACCGGCTTCGGCTGAAATCCGAACGGCTTCAGCGCCTGCTCGATCTGCGCCTCGCTCTTCGCGTTTTGCCCCAGCTTCTCGCGCACGGCAGCAAGCTTCGTCGCCTTGTCTGCCAGCCGCTCCAGCGGCCGCTTCGCGCGATTGCGCCCAGCCTCTAGCGCATCGGCGACGTTCGTCGGCCGATTCAGTTCCTCGCGTTTGAGCGCCTCGGATTTCGCGCGCGCCCAGCTGGCCCCGGCGTCACCGCCCCAAAGCGCCCAGGCGATCCGGCCGGCAGAAGGGTAGCCATCCTCGCCAGGTGAGAATCCCGTGCCCTGCTTGTCCACCTCGTGCCGCGCGAAATACGAGACCATCCGGCGCACGGTGTCGGGCGATAGGTTGGACTTGTTGGAGATGTCGCGCGCGCGTGCTACTCCGACGGTCGTGCCTCCGCGGTTGAACTTCTCGCGCCACTCGAGGCCGCGCTTGGCCTCGGCTGCCATTGCATCGGTCGGCGTGAGATCGACCGCGGCGAAGCGCGCGAGCTCGGCCGGAGTTGCAGGCTGGTCGGGCGTTTCGTCCTCGGGCGCGACAGTCGATTCCGCCTGCGCCTCCGCAGCAGCAGCCGCGACGTTGTCGCCCGTAGCGGCGGCAGCGGCCGGTGTGCTCGGCAGCGAGTTGGTCACGAGGCGGATCGCCGTCTCGGGAATCTCGTAGCGCTCGGAGAGCTCCTTGACGTAGCTCGCTTCTGCCGCGATCTGCTCCAGTCGCGTAAAGGCATCGGTGCCCTGCTCGGCCGCGATCTCTTGCAAGGACTTCGCGCCCTGACGGTTCTCGTTCAGATTGGCCGCGGACTCGCGACCGACGTCGATGGTGAGCTTAGGCGGGAATCGCCACTCGCCGCGGGTCGCGCGCTTCAGCGCCTGCACCGGAGTTTCGCCAGCGCGAGCAGGAGGCGCCGGGATCTCTCCGCGAGCGATGGCGTCGAGGATGACCGCGTTCTTAATCGGATCGAGCACCTTGTCGACGAGCACGCCTTGATGCCGCGCGAAGACGCGGTCGGCCGCGGCAAACTCCGCGCGGACGCTCGGGCCGGCGTAATCCTGCGTGCCGAAAAGGACGCCCTTAGGGATGCCGACCGCGATGGACAGCTCGTGCATCAGATGCGCGATGAAGCCCGTGAAGGCGGTGCTCGGCCGCGCCGGCATCGTCTCGACGCGGTCAGCCTGGCCGAGATACTTGATCATCCCGACTTCCGAGAGCTCGTTCTTCTGCTGCTGGCCGCTCGGCAGCACCGCGCTCGGCGTCGGCGTGAAGAGGTTGCGCGCGTTGGCCGTGCCGCGGTCGGTGAAGACCAGCGCCGCCTGCTGCGAGGCAAAGCGCACGCCGGCCTTCTCGGCCTGGAGGATCTCGTGCAGCATCCGCGCCGTCTGGATCGCCGCGTGGAAGTCGGTCACGCCGCGGTACTGGTCGACGCGGAACGGGTCGAAGTAGTGGCAGAAGTTCCCGGCCGGGACGTCCTCCGCGCCGAAGTAAACGCCCTCGCGCGTCACGCGGTAAATGCGATACGCGACCGGAACGCCGAAGTCGTTCGTGATCACGCCCTCAAAATAGTTCTCTGAGTCGAGGCCCATCTCGTTGGGGTTGCCGATGCGGGTCGCCGGCACCAGCTGAAGCTTGAGCCCATCGCCCACGCGGCGGATGACGAAGCCGCAGTCACCATCGACCGGCCGGTTCTCCGCGGCCAGCTGCACGAGCTTGCGGAAGCTATTGCGGCCCGTGGCGTCGGCCTGCTTGCACCACGAGTGAAACCACTCGTTGACCGTGGCGTTGTAGTCGCGATCTCCGGTCGCCGGCGAGTATTCGGTCGGCGTCAGGTAATTGCCGAACTTGCGCGAGACCTCCTTCACCTCGGGACAATTCTCGACCAAGTTCCTGGCTTCCCACATCATCACCACGCGCTCGCGCACAGTCTGCGAGGACTCGCTCGGCTGGCCGTATTGCATCGGCGCGTAAAGCCGATTCGTCTGCGCGGCATTGTAGGAAAACAGCGCGGTCTCGACGCGAGCCTGGAGCCGGCGCAGCGCGGCCTGCGGCGCGATGGTCTCGAGCGCCCGCTCGAACCACGGCCGGTTGCGGATGACTTGGGTCGCGTCGAAAGTCTGCATAATCAATTCCCGGTGAAGCTGACGAACGTCGTGTCGGTCGTGTTGCCGTTTTGGTACTCGATGGCGGCGGTGATGTCGCCTAGCATCTTGTTAAGCGTGTTCAAATCGGCGCGCGTGACGCTCTTGCCGTTGAGCGAGTAGCTCGTGTTGAGGAGGCACGCTTGAATCGCGTCCAAGACCTTGGACTTGAGCGTTGTCAGCGTCGCAACGTCAATGTCGAGAAAGGGATTGTCTGCCGCCATAAAAGAGCGGCCGCCGTCAAAAGGTTTTTTGACGCCCCGTAATGCTACGACTTTGACGGCACGAAGCGGATGATTCCCGCGATGGTCGCCATACAAAGCAGCATTGCCGAGGTATCGAGGCCGTGATTTGGGGCGTTGCTTCGTACTTCGACCCATTGCCAGACGCCGGTCCGCACCTCGACCTTGGCCTCGCCCTTGAGATGCTCGAGGTAAAGCGGGTTAACGTCGGACGGCAGTTCCCATCTCAGGTCGCCCTTGCCCTCAAGCGCGGAGGCGAGCGTGTCCTTGAAGTAGTCGCCGGACCAGTTGTAAAAGTAGACGTCGCCCCCGCGGTAGTCGCTCACCTGCGGATCCGAGAACGGGAAGTTGACCATCTGCCCGGTCGCCTCGTCCCTCATCGTCCACGTCCGCCGGCCATAGCCGCGCATCGAGCGCCAGCCGAACTCGGCGCAGTCGCGGTCTACGTCCGCCGGCCGGTAGCCGCGATCCTGCGCGACGCAGGCGCTCGAGACCTTGAAGCGCTCTTGGAGCGCGCGCAACTGGTCCCGCGTGTCGATGCGACCGAACCATAGCTGGCGATAGCGCGGCCCTTGCGCCGTGCTGAACGCGCCGACCTCGCACCAGAAGTGGTCCTGCTGCCGGTCAATCGCGAGGAAGCGAATCGCCTCGTCGGGGATCGACTCGCCTTGCGCGTAGTCGGCCAGCTTGTAGCCGCTGTCCTTGAGCAGCACGTTCACGGCCTTCTTCTCGACGATCCACGGCAGCGCTTGCCGCTTCGTCCTAAACTCGATCTTCGCTTGCTCGTCTCCCGTGCGGACCAGCTGGTTTTCGGCCTGCAGGAACTCTTCGACGAGGAGCCGCATCGGTCGCGTCACGATTGCCTCCAGTCGGAACGACCGCACCTCGCGCGGCGCCGCAGGATTCATCGGCACGAAGCGCCCAGTCTTCGCCCAGCCGGCGCGGGTCGCGTCGCTGTCCGCGGACTCGTGGCCGCAGGCGATGCAGCGGAAACGGCAAGTCTCGACCGCGCGGCCCACGTCCCACGTTTCGTCATCGCGTCGCGCCGCTCGGTCCCAGATCACTCCTCCGCGCTGCTCCTTGTGCAGCACCTCGAACGCGACCGGAAGGATCTTACGACAGCCTGGGCACTCCGCGTGCCACTCGCCTTGATCGCCCGAGCGAAAGCTCGTGTCCTCAACGTTCCCGGTCTCCGCGTCCATCACCGGCGCTTGGCTCGCGTTGTAGATCTTCGAGCGGCCCACCTCCTCGAACTTCGAGACGCGAGCCACCGCGTGACCGTAAATCTCCTGCCAGCGCGGGAGCCAGAGCTCGTCGTTGATCTTGTAGCGGATCGACTGGCTCTGCTGCGTCGAGAGGTTCGCCGCGTTCAGCGTGACGAAGAATCCGCCGAAGAAAATCTCCGTCGTCGTGCGGTGCGGCCCCGCCTTCGGCAGAAGCGCAGCGACCGGGCGGCAGCGCTCGAGCAGCGGCCACAGGCGCGTCTTCGCGTGCTTCTCCACCATCTCGTCGGTCTGCATCGTCCACGAGATCGGGCCGGGATCGTTCGCGATTATCCACGGCAGCCAGACGTCGGCCACCAGCGTGCCGCCGATTTGCACGGCCTTGCGGAAATGGACGCGCCGAACGAGCGGATTTTGCAGCGCGTCGAAGATCGGCACGAGCCACGGGGACAAGCGCACATTGAATGGCCCCGGCGTCGCGTAGGACTCGGGAAGCTGAACGTGCCGCCGCGCCCAGTCGTAGATCGGAGAGCGATCCGGTCGCGGCAGGCGGAAGCCGGTGAGGAGTTGCTCGGCGCTCATCGCTTCTTCCGCGGCCTCCCGCCCTTCTTGCCGTTTAGCTTCGCGGCTTGCGCTTTCGCAGGCGAGCGCGCGAGTCCTCCGCGGCGCCCGAGCGCAGCCATCACGTCTCGCACCATCTCAGGCGTCGGCAAGCAGTTCATCGAGTAGTGTCACAAAGGCTCGCTCGGCGACTGCGGGGACGACGCCGTTCCCGAGGAGGCGGAGCTCGTCGACTCGGGAATCACCGGCGACGCACAGCTGGGCATAGTCCAGCCCACCGGCAGGCCCATCAGCGTTTCGACCCAGCGAGGGTTGAGTGATGCGAGGCGGTTCCCATTGCTCTTGCCTCGAAGCTTTGTCTGCCGGCCAGAGGGCGAACTGGCGGCCGTAAAGCTCTCCGTCGATCTCTCGGTATTCGTAACCTTCCTGAGTTGGTCCGGGACATTCGCACTCGACGTATTCACCGCCGCAAACTGAGCAGGTGTCCCCGAGCTCGTCCTCGGATCCACCCTCGCAATTTCCGGCGAACGAAACGCGACGCCATACACCGCCCGCGCCAGTTGATCCTCCCGATTCCTCGGCGAGCCGTCGCGATTCGTAGCCGTCCTCAACTGCCCGAGCGAATCCTTCCAGTCCCTCGTCGCGGCGGTGGGCCATAATGAATAGTCGCTTTCTCTGATGAGGAGCTCCGACTTCAGCCGCTGAGAATATTCCAAACGTCGCCGTGTAACCAAGGCCGTCCAAGTCGTCGATGACTTCTCGCAGCCCCAGGCTGATGTGCCCTTCGACGTTCTCGAAGAGGCAGAGCCGCGGCCGGAGAATGGAAATTCCTCTTGCGATGCTGGGCCAGAGGTGGCGCGGGTCTTCTTGTCCGAGCCGCTTGCCGGCTGCGGAGAATGGCTGGCACGGATAGCCTCCAGAGAGGATATCCACGCGCTCGCGAAATTGTTCCCACGGGAAAGACCGGACATCAGGCCAGATCGGAGCCGCGTCAATCTGCCCGCCCTCCATTCGCGCAAGTAGGACTTCGCAGGCGAAGGCTTCGATCTCCGAGTAAGCAATCGTTCGCAGGCTAGGGATGCAGCGGCGCAGTCCGAGGTCGATGCCGCCGTAGCCGGCGCACAGGCTGAGGTGAGTGATTGCGGAATGATCCATACCATATCAGACGAGCTCAATCATTTCGACGCGGATGACTTCGACCGGCGTGATGCGGCCGTGCTTCCATTCGACCGGCGAGATGTCGACGCGCCCCTTGCCCTCGTCTTCGCCGACGACGACGTAGTGGCTCTCGACGGGAACGTCGCGGAACTGCGGCAGGATGCGGACAATCTGGCCCTTGAGGTACTGGCTGGTTTTGCGGTTCATCGTGCGACCAACAGAACCCAAGCGGCTTCGGATGTAAAGCTTAATCTTCCGTCGCGCTCTTACGAATCGCCTCCGTCTCGAACCGCGCAAGGTTGCCCGCGATTACCTCGCGGATCTCGTCCAGGATTAGCCCGCCTTCGACGTTCGCCTCCGCGGCCGATTTGCCGGCGACGCGCGGGCCGAGCTCGACCTCAAGCTTGAGCCGCAGGAGCAAGTCGAGCTTCTGACTGAGCAGCTGGAGCATATCCTGCACGACCTCGCGCTCGACCACGTTGCCGCGTTCGCGGCCCAGCTTGAGGTCGCGAAGCTCGATGTCGCGCCGCATTAGCTCGGCCTTCAACTTCCCTAGACTGCCGTCGTTGAGCCTTCCAAGGTTGTTCGCCTCGGCCCACGCCTTGATCTCCTCGACAGTCCCGCCGTGCGGAAACCCATCCCGCTTGCGCCAATTTAACAGCGTGCGGACATCAACCTTGAGCGCGTCGGCCAGCGCCTGAGTCTCGCCCTTTGAGAGCTTAAGCATACTTGGCGCCCTTCGAGATGTTCTCTTCGGCCCAGAGCGGTTGAAGGTTCGACCAGTTGAAGCATTCGGCCAACTGCTTCGGGTCGCTCAGATCAAAAGACGCGCAGGGTCGGATGTGGTCAACGTGCCACTTGCCGTAGTTGTCCCACGTCATCCCAGGTTCAAACTTGGATTCCAGATGAGCGCGCAGGTGCTCGGCCGAGCAGCCGACCGCAGCAAAGGTTCCAGCCGCGTTGACTGATTGGTTCTTCATCGCGATCCAGATCCTAACCATCAACCGCTTCTTAAGGCGCTGTCCTTGGTCGCGCATTCTGTTCTGATAGCTGAGTCTGCCGCGCGCCTTGTATTGCCCAACTTTTCGAGAAGGAACGTAATTCCTGCGCGCACCAGTATCGACGCCAGATTCCACGAGCATCTTCCAAACGCCCGTTGAGCTAATCCCGAGATCCGCAGCGATGCGCTTCACTCCCCAGCCTTGATGATAGCGCGCTAGGATCAAAACGGAATGCGTCCAAGCCTGGGCGATTTTTTCCTTAAACTGCAGATCGGTTCTCCCATTTTTAGCCTGCTGCTTGAGCAGCCAATGCAAGCCGTCCCCTTCGATAGACCGACCGGCTGGCCCATCATAAACCCACGCATTGAGCGGCTGTCTCGGTGTGTCGTATGCTCGCCTTTTTGAAACGCAATTTAATCTCGCAAATGCGCTCATCGTCAGCCGGCAGGTTTCGTCCGTAAGCTTGTTTCGCCAGCGATGCAATTCGACCACGCGCGAACTTTGCGTTGGCTTGGCACGCAAGCCGTTTTGCTTCGGTGCGCCGACTACCGCCGATTCGGCCCATTGCGCGTGCTGCTTCATTTAGCAAAACGCTAGGCTGTGCTTTCGGACAGTCAACTTTTTCTTGTTCGGCGCTGCTCATTCGGAAAAGTGCCTTCTGAACCAAAACTGGGTTTTGGTCGTAGGTGTTGCAACCAG